TGGTAGATGTAAACGGTTCAATTTGGGTGCAAGGTAGTAGAGAAGAGTGTGAACTCTATCTGTATGGTGGCTAACGGTTCGCAGCTAACCGAAGTTGGCGATTACGAAGCACAAACTTTCAAATTTAAACAAATGTATAATCGAAGCACAACAGTTCATTTCAGCACTACACCGCCAATTTTGGTTAGGTGCTGTTATAAGCCGTTTTTCTTCACAAATTAGTAACAAATGGAGTTACGAATTGAACATATTTTCAGAGAAGAAATGGAAGGAGATACATCTTTTCAAGAAAAAGAAAGCGGATTAAATTTGCTTTTCGGAACTAACAAATATTCCAAAGTAGAAATGAGAGAAACTTGGAATAGAGGAATTAAACACGGAATTGAAATAGGGTTGCGAAGAGCAAGTTTAGAAGGACAAATGATTGAACTTAATCACAATACTCCCGAAGGAAAACATAAGGAGTTTCTTGAAAAGTTTTATCAATTGGCTGATGAATACAAATGTGCTATTCAATATCATCCCGAAGTTGGAATGATTGTAGTCGCTCGTTAAAATGGCTTATAACGGAATACGTGTATGCGTAGGGCGTATTATTAATGATAAACTTTAATAAAAAAAATGACAGTAGAAGAATATTTTGAAGAATGGTGGACACCAAAAGAACTACCTGAACAAGGATTTAATAAAACGGCTATGTTAGACTTTGCCGAAATGTACCACAAACAAGCCTTACACATACACGATGTTGTAGGGCGAAGCGAACAGTTGCATTGCCCGCATTGTGGTCAATTAGAGCCGTGTGCTGGTAATTCACCTGAAACTTGCTACCATCCGAAAGTTTGTTAGCAAGGCAATTGCCTACAACGGCTAAGGGTATGAAATCGGTTTTTTACGGATAGATAACACTAAAATTTAAACAAATGAATTTAAAGAACACAATAATTAAGCATTACAAAAACTTCTTTGATTTACACGCCAAAGGAATAGCATTAGATGAAGATGACCACTTAAACATTGATTGGGCAGAGGACTTAGTAAAAAACTGTTTTATACCCAATGTTATGCAATGGGTGGCGGTTAAAGAGCAACAACCTTCGGATGAAACAAAACAGTATTTAGTGCTTAGAGATGGAAATGTGGAATTTGACACTTGGTATCACAGAGATGGTAAAAGTTATTGGTATAACTATTTAGGAATTACACATTGGGCAGAAATACCTAAGCCACCTTGTGCATAACGGTAAAGGGTATGATGTTGGTTTTTATTTTTGGGGAATTATAAACAAATATTAGATATGAAAAATACACACGAAGAAGCCTTAGAATATGTATCAAGGCTAGAAATAGTAGAGAAAAAATGGAATAAAGCGGAGATAGCAACTGCAATGATGAGTTATGCAGAAAAAGTAAAAAATAAAAACTGCATTATACCCAATGTTAGCCACAGTGCTTTTCGCAATATTGCTGAAGAGTTTAGAGGTTGGCAAAGACAATGGGACTTATTTGATAAGCAAGAAATTAAAACCAAACCACCGCACTTAGATGAATTTATAAAAAACTTAGAACAGAAATACGTGGCAGGATTTAAGCATTGTGGCTAACGGACGTGGCTATTATTAAGCGATAGCGACCCGATAGGGTTAATTATAGCCTGTGTTAGTTGCTTTTCTTTTTGCGGAATTAAAGGATAAATAATGAAAGTAAAAGATTTTGAAATAAGAGAAATTGATTACCAAACGTGTTTGAGCTTTTGTAAAATTTGGCATTACTCTAAAGGTTGCCCTGCGGGTAAGGCATATTGGGGGCTTTTTAATGGCTTTGATATGATAGGCGTAATTTGTTACGGAGAACCTGCGATGAGACACCAAAAAGGATGTTACGGGGCAGACATAGAACTAAGACGACTGTGTTGTATCGATGACACACCCAAAAACACAGAAAGCTACTTTATAGGTAATACGCTAAAAGCCATTAAAAAGATGGGGTATAAATGTTGCATAAGCCTTGCAGACCCCGAACACGGACACGAAGGCACAATATACAAAGCAAGCAACTTTACCTACGCGGGTAGGGAGCGGGGTGGAGGTAGTAGGGAGATTATAATTGATGGGGAGAAAATGCACAGTAGGACAGCTTATGCCAAATTTGGAGCAAGTGGATACGCTAAATTGCAAGAGATGTTCCCTGATAAAAAAGTAATAGTTAGAAACAAGGAGCGAAAACATGTTTACTTGTATCCACTTAGCAAAAATAATTGCAACTAACACAAAGCTAAGTTTTCGTGCGAAGTATAAAATTTAGCGACTGTTAAGAATCGTTACGAAGGAATGATGATTTGGAAATTACAATTTTAATCCATATATTTGCAATTCAAATATAATTCAATGAAAGCCAAAAAGATTAACATGCCACAAGAGATAGCCGATAAAATCGGTGTCAATCTCGATGTTATCAACGAAAAACTACAAGCCCTTGTTGATAAGAAAAAAGACCTCCCTATTGAGGAAGTAATCAAAAACACAGACCCAGTTAAGGATTACGAGAATTTCACCCGTGAAGAATGCCTCGCCCTGTTCATAGATGCTTCTTCCGAAGCAGGGTTCTATCAATTTAAGTTAGATATGCTTATGAAAGCAGGGGCTATTGATATGGAGAGATTCCATGAAGTTATGGGTCGTTCCATATCAGATGACGAAGGGGAGATTGGTGACATGCTTGGATTCCCAAAGGATTTTCTGTAATCTATAAAACGCAAATATATGAATGCACAAGAGAAGTTGGCTGCGATTCAACAGGAGTTAAAAGCACCTAAGAACCAGTACAATAAATTTGGTAAATATTATTACCGTTCAGCCGAGGATATCCTTGAGGCTGTAAAACCCTATGAGAAGAAACACAAGGTGACGTTTCGTATTACCGAAGAAATCATTTCCATCGACAATTTGGACAACCCTTTGGTTTACATCAAGTCGATAGCCACAATGACCGACCATGAGTCAGGTCAGGTGATTGGTTCAGCAGGAACAGCAATCATTGACTTTGAGGCTAAAGGAATGCAGATGCCACAACGTACAGGTGCAGCAAGTAGCTACGCCAAGAAGTATGCGTTGGGTAACCTGTTGCTCTTGGATGACACCAAGGATTCCGATGCAATCAACGAACACGGAAAAGGGTTACAGAAAGCACCCGCAACACCACCCGCACCGAAAGACACACCTAAACCTCAGCCTTCTGCAGTCAAATCTGCCGTAAAACCTACACTCAAAGCTATGAGCAAAGAGGAAAAGACTTCTTTTCTTAAAGGAATAGGTGAGGGTAAATTCAGCTTAGTTGAAAAACATTTGTCCAAGTACAAAAGTGACGCAAACAAAAAGGCTGTGGTAGCAGCATTAGATAACGCAAAAAAGGGCGGGTCAAGCAAGTCATAAAACTTATAGATGGATTATAACATAGAAGAAATAGTAGAACAGTTACGAGACGATAATAATTACTACGGGGAACTTGGTCGTAGGTTTCTATCTGCTTCCGATATCAAGACGTTGCACAACAACCCCCTTGATTATGGTGCTGTAGCTGAGGAAGACAAATCTTATTTCTTGAAAGGGGACTACTTCCATAAGCGTGTGTTGCAACCTGAGTTGGTCAAGAGTATACCAGTTGTGGATGCCAGTACTCGTGGTACTAAAATCTATAAGGAGTTTGTTGAAGAACACACTCTTGAGGGTATGCCGAAGCCGATGTTTCTTTTAAAGAAAGAAGTAGACGAACTTGAGGCGTTGGCTTGGAAGATTGAACAGAACGAGGAATTTACCTTTGCCCTGCAAGCTGACGTGCAACCTAATGAGATTGAAGAACCTATGGTGGGTCAGATATTCGGTTACTGGTTCAAAGGTAAAGCCGACAGGATTAACCGACATAGGGGATTCATAGCTGATATCAAGACCACACGGTCACTATCGTCATTTGTTTCCCAATTTGAAAAAATGGGCTATCATGCTCAGGCTTACATATATCAAAAGCTGTTTGGTCTACCAATGCGCTTTTATGTAGTGTCCAAGGAGGATGGTAAACTAGGCGTATATGATGTTAGCAAGGAAACTCTGGAACGAGCAGAAGACTACATCAAGTGGGCTTTGGAAAAGATGGAAATGTACTACGGTGAGAATCCTACAGAGGATATCGGACAGTATTACGAATATCAATTACTATGACACTACAAGACATTATCCCAACTAGAGAAGTATCAGAAATGACTGGTTTGTACTCGCATGCTAGTAATGGAATGGTTGCATATCGTGCATACTACATCAATGACAAAGCGGGTATAGCCACGTGGAAGAAACGTAATGTACCAAAGTGGTACGTGCTGCCGTAATGGTAGGGTTGTAATTAATTTATACTAAAAAAGTTACAATCAAGTGATAACTAAAACGTTCTTATGAAAAAGTGTTTGGTAATCTGCATGGTATTGTTTACCTTTGCAGTCCGAGGGAGTGAGTACGAGGAAATTGTTGAAGTACTCAAGTACGTTGAAACAGCAAATCAACCTCATTTAATCGGAGACAACGGAGCAAGTTGGGGAGTATTACAAATCCAAAAAAGCTGCGTTGATGACGTAAACAGGTACTTCGGTACTAATTATACCCACAATGACATGTTCAATGTGGCATGTGCCGAAGAAGTAGCAATACTGTATATGCAGATGGGTGCTGAGTTGTACGAGAAACGTACAGGTCGTAAAGCAACAGAGGAAGTACTTGTGAGGAATCACAATGGTGGTATCTACCGTGGGTATAGAATCAATGCAACCCGAAAGTACTATCGTAAGTATCTAAAGTGGAAATCAATAATTAAATCAAATTCAAATGGGTCTATTCAAAACAACATTGACAAAGAAAGCAAACACAATCCAGTCGCTACAAGCCAAGAGCGAGTCGGCTTTGAGTGTTTTCCGTTCAACGGTCGTGAATTTAGCCTCTATCAATCAAGAGATTGAAACGGAGGCACAGAACCGAAGGAACACAATCGAAACCCTTTACCAAGAGGTGGGTGTTCTTGAGACACAACAACAAGAGAACTCCAAGTTTATCAACAAGATAAATGAGTTCTTGGGTGTAACTAAAAAGTAATCTTAATTATTTATCTATGAGTGAATTGAAAGTGAGAGGCACAATAACCTCAATTCTCGATGTTCAGACTGGTACTTCTAAGTCTGGAAACGAGTGGGCAAAGATTGGCTTTGTCATTAACACGGGCGGAGACTACCCGAAAGACGTAGCTTTCACCATCTTTGGTGTTGAAAAAGTGGACAAGTTCCTGCAGTACAACAAGGAGGGTGACGAAGTTGAAGTCTCGTTCGACCCATCAAGCCGAGAGCATGAAGGAAGGTACTATACCGACCTCAACGCTTGGAAGGTTTGGGGTCTCAACAGAGCGCAGGATGCTAATGCAGCACCCGAAGCAGTAGAAGTGCTAGAAGCGGAGGACGAAGACGATGACCTTCCGTTCTAAAAATCAAGACCCCCTTAATTGGGGGTTTCTTTTCGAGTCTAATTTTTAATCAAAGACAGTAGGTGCTAAGAGCTTAATATCCTACGCATTTCATCCCTTATGGGGGGTTTGGTTAGTGGTGTAATGGTAAACACATCGGGCAACAATCCCGAAGATGAGGGTTCAAATCCTTCCTTACCAACAAAAAGTAAATCTATGAAAGTTAAAGTTCAAATTATAGGCAATGATGACCATTACGAGATTAAGTCTCCGATGCACTTCCTTCCTAGCTCAGGAGACACTTTGATTTTCAACTTCGAGAAATACAAAGTAAGAGAGGTCATACATGACACATGCGAGAACAATAGTAACCAAGCTGTTGAAGTCTTACTTAGGGTCTCCATGCCGCAGTCTCGTCAGCCAGTCGAGAGACACCCTGAGATAAGCGCAGAAGTACTAAACTATTTGTACGGGACATTGCTTAAGCAGAGGAATGATTTCACACCTGAAAACGTTCCCAAGGCGTTCTTGGAATTTATATCCGCACGGGTGAACGAAGGACACACGGTCGATGAAATGAAGGCTGTTGCTTACATCAAACACAAAGAGTGGAAAGGTACTAAAGATGAGAAGTATATCAGGGCTGATACGTTGTATCGCCCTACTAACTTCCAGAGATATCTGGCTGAGGTGCAAGCGAAGAAACCTAAGTGGAACGTTGTAAGCACTAAAGAACAAAAAGCAATCATCAAGCAACTTAACTCTTATGGAGTGCGTGGTGAGCGCAATGAAGAAACAGACCGACTAGCTAAAGAACTCATGGCTACTGGTTACAACAAGAAAGAGTTCCTTAACCTTTATTTAAAAGAACAGATTTAATGTACGTATCAGTATTTGTAGATATAAAGAAGGTTACTAGTCCACCTGCACGTGTTCACGTGTCAAAGGTGCTAGAGCGTATACGTACTGGCGACAACGGATTAGCAGAGTTAATCGAAAGCATCCGCAAAGGGGATGGTAATCGTGAAGTCCTCAAGAAACAACTAGGTGCTGTGGTATTTGCAGGTTATTGTGGTAATGGTATACCAAAGGTGAGTCGAAGTACTGGCGCACCATATATGTCATACCGTGATGACGCATCATTGAATGAGCATGCAGGGCTGTGTGTTATAGACCTCGACCACTTAGGGGAAGATTTGGATAGATGGATTGAGCATTTCAAGACGGACAAACACGTCTATTCCGCATTTATTTCCCCTAGTGGTGACGGGTTGAAAATTATTTACAGAATCCCTGCTGACATAGACATGCACAGAGCGCATTACAGAGCGATTCTCGATGACCTACAACAGTTGGGTCTAAAAGTAGACCAAACGTCCATTAACGAGGCTCGTGTGTGCTTTGTATCGTATGACCCGAACATCTACATAAACGAAGATGCAGAGGAGTACGAGAAGTTCATGCTTGCGAGTGAGGATGATGACGATGCTGCCGTCAAAGAGGGCGATGGGCTGACCGACTTTGTTAAGCTGTCCATTGCTGCTAAGATGATTGACCAAGCCCGTGATGGGGAGAAGCACAGAACATTGATTAAGGCTTCATATCTCATGGGCGGTTACATCGCATCTAAGTTTGTACGTGAAGAAGACGCACGTAAGATGTTGCGTGATAGAATCAAGGCTAAGAACCCTGCCGACCTTGACGCAGCTTATGCTACTATCGAGGACGGCCTTGAGCAAGGTAAGTTCAAACCAATCTATGAGATTGAGGCTATTGAGAAGGAGTTTCAGATTCACCTGTTACGTGAGAAGTACAAGAGCGAGGACAGAGGATTTACGTTCCTGATTGACCGAAACGAGGTTGACCGTAAGATGATGGATATTCTTGTCAACGGTACGGAGCAGGGCAAACCTGTAGGCTTAGATGACATTGACCGTCATTTTAGGTTCAAGGAGAACAACTTCTCCGTGTTTTTAGGGCATGACAACGTAGGTAAATCTACTCTCGTATGGTGGTTGACTGCTGTTGCTGCAGCAAAACATGGGTGGAAATGGTTGATTTATTCACCTGAGAACGACATCCCTAAGATTAAGATTAAACTAATGGATTATATACTGGGTAGACCTGCCAAGAATGCAAGCCAAGGACAACTTAGAATGGCTAGGAAGTTTGTGGATGAACACTTCTACTTTGTCCGCAAGGATAAGGTGTACAACGTCTATGAGTTGTTGGAGTTCGGAAGAATCATGGTTGACAAAGACCCTATGATTAAAGGATTCTTGATTGACCCGTATAACTCTTTGGTTCTTGATTATAAAGACAAGGGTGCAGGGCTGTCGCAGTACGAGTACCACATGAGGGCTATCTCTGAGTTGCGTGTATTTGCGGAGACGCATTGTAGTGTTTACGTTAGCGCACACTCAGTCACAGAAGCACGTAGGTTACGTGTTGATGATAGTGGTGATATCCCAAGACCTTACAAGGCACACATTGATGGTGGTGCTATATGGGCGAACAGGTGTGATGACTTTTATATCATACACCGTCAGGTTAAGAATCCTGAACGTTGGATGTATACAGAACTACATGCCGATAAGATTAAAGACACCGACACAGGGACGGAAGTAACCCGTGGTGATGATGAGGCTGTTATCCTGCAGTTTTGGAATAACGCAGACTTCATCGACCCTGATACAAAACTATCCCCACTCAAGGAATGGAGGCAACAGTTCTTTGGTGAGGGAGTTCAGAAAACAATGGCACTTGGTGACCTCCCACTCGGTGACCCTAATTCAGCATTCTAATGAAAATAGAGTACCACAAGTGCGATATTGATAAATGTGAGAGCAAAGCTACCCATATCAATGTAGCACATAACGTAATTTTTCACACAGAACAAACAGAGGGAAGATATTCTGACCCTTATTTTGAGCCTTCAAAATTGGATTTGTGTCTCGAACACATGGGAGAATTGATTGTAGGTAAAACTGTACATGCCCATGGTGCGCAGGGTTATAATACCTATTACATCCCCACTCCTAATGGAGAAGCGTATTGGAAAAAAAGGTGTGAATTGGCTGAAAACTATATTGAACTTTCACCTTGTGACTATGATGTACACGAAGAACAATATGCTGCATACAATAAATGGTTGAACTTCAAAAACAATGAATAAAATGAGAAATTTAATTCAATTATAATGAGTGAACAAGTAAAACCCGAAGACATGGGTAAAGGCGGTGGACTCCGATACAATACAGGCAAGCTACGCTATGACCTGCTGCACCCTACAGCCCAAGAAGGGATTGTAAGGGTACTTACAAAAGGAGCAGAGAAGTATGCTCCTCGTAACTGGGAGCGTGGTATGAATTGGTCAACCGTGATTGCATCGATGAAGCGACACATTGCAGCTATCGAAGCAGGAGAAGATTACGACCCTGAGACTGGGGAGTTACATATTGACCATGTACAATGTAATGCACACTTCCTTTCTGCGTACTATAAAATCTATCCTCAAGGTGATGACAGAGCGCATGGTTATCTTTACCGTCCTGCTGTTGGGCTTGACATAGATGAAGTAATCGCAGACTGGGTACAGGCTTACATGGACAAATATGGTCTGGAAGAACGACCCGTGTTCTGGAACTTCGACAAGGAGATTGGTGAGAAATTTAGGCAACTCAAGGAGGACAAAGACTTTTGGTTGGGAGTTCCACCTAAGATTGACCCCAACAGCTTACCATTCGAGCCTACATGTTACATAACCTCACGTCCTATCCCTACAGAGTGGACAGAGGAATGGCTGCAGAAAAATGGTTTTCCTGCCCGCCCAATATACACCGTTGGTGTGGATATGAGTAAGTTAGAGGCTGCTAAAGACGCAGGGATTGACATCTTTGTTGACGATAGGTATGAGAACTTCGTGGAACTTAACCGTGCAGGAATCTGTACGTATCTCATGGATGCCCCTCACAACCAACGTTACGATGTTGGTCATAAACGAATTAAAAACCTAAAAGAACTGTTATGACAGGATTACTTTTACTTGGTGGATACTTTTTGCTTGTACTAACCATTAGGGTTTATTTCGCAAGACGAGATAGAGAAGATTGGTAATTAAAAATATAATCAAATTATGAATAAAACAAAAGTTGAACTTGTGTCTCGAACACAGGGAGTGGGTCTGTATGAAGGACTCACCTCTGGCGAAATGGTTGAAGCTGTTGCTCGTCATGGGAAGATTAAAGACTACGGTAAGCTAATAGCTTTCCTTATGAAGCACAAACATTGGTCACCCCTAGAGCATGTACACTTTACGTTTCGTATCGAGACTGCTAGGGATATCTCAGCGCAGATGATGCGCCACAGGTCATTCCATTGGCAAGAACTCTCACAGCGTTATGATGTGATACAGGAATTTATGCCTATTGAGATTCGTAAGCAGGGAGAGAAGAATCGTCAAATGAGTGACGAAGTATTTGACCCTGTTATTGGATTTCCCGCAAATGTGTATGAGACGAAAGGGGATTCTAATTTAGATAGACATGAGGATTTGTTTTATGACCCCGCATCTGAATTTGTAGAAGCACATATCGAATTAACACAGAAGCTATATCAAACGTTAATTGAGGCGGGGGTTGCTCGTGAGTGTGCTAGGCGTATTCTCCCTATGTGTGCTAAAACAGTTGTACACATGACTGGGAACTTACGTGACTTCCTTGCCTATATCAACGTTCGTGCAGAGAAGGGTACTCAAAAGGAACACCGTGAGATAGCGTTGGCTATTGGGAAAGCCCTTGAGAAAGAGTTCCCAAAGTTTAAAGAGACTTTCCCCGAATGGGAGAAAGGAGGATTTTTGAGTTGATATGGATATACGATTAATGGAGATAGGTGATTTTATCAAAAGCCTGAGAGAATCAGACCGCTACATAGAAATAATCTTTATGAACGGTAGCTGCTACAAGTTTGCGAAGCTGTTGGAAAAAATGTACCCGAATGGTCAAATTGTCTTAGAACTACACGACCATGCGCTGTATCTGTACAAAGACAAACTTTGGGACATAAATGGTGAGCATAACCCTTCTGATATTGATTGGCATGTACCCTCTGAGGATGAGATAGAAATGGCAGAAGACTGGGATTTCTTTGAAAACAATTTATTAACCGTTGGTGACTGCGATAATTGCGGAGAACCAGTAATAGTATAATCAAATGGCAAACGTAACATTCGACATAGAAAGGTAACCACCACGATGCTTTAGATGACTGTAAGTACCAAGCTAAGTATGTAGCAAAAGGATTGAGAATACTAAAAGAGAAAGGATTATGAGATACTTTATTATATTCTTTGAGGGCGTAGAACCCGCAAAAAACGAACTGGACGATGACATAACACACAGGGGTCATATAGGATTCCCGCATGCGTGCTTTCCTCCATTCAGGGCTGCTAGTGCAGCCATAGGAGACACTTATGGTTTTGACAGAGTTATCATCACAAACATTGTTGAAGTTCCAAAAGAGGACTACGACAACTGGATTTTGGATGACGAAAGCGAAGAACAACACATTGAAGATTTTGAATAATGACAACAGAGTTGGAGACAAAGCGAGGTTGCTATAGAGCATTTATTGCTGATTTAAAGAGGATTGTATAAGGATTATTTTTTGTAACTTTATCACCCACTTTTCTAATTAAAAAACACACATACTAAATGACACAAGAGCGAAAAGTAGCATTCGGAGACCTAGGTTTTATAACATTTACAAGAACCTATGCAAGAACGAAAAAAGATGGCAGCAAAGAATCATTTTCAGAAACTGTCGAGAGAGAACTAAAAGGGATTGAAAAACAACTTAAGCTAAACTTCACCAACGAAGAGAAAGAATTTTACCGAGACATGAGACATAAGATGCTCGGTTCGGTTGCGGGTCGGTTCATGTGGCAACTGGGAACAAAGACAGTAGATAAACTAGGACTGCCCAGTCTACAGAACTGTTTTACAGGTGATACTGAGTTTGTAACTTCGGAAGGAATTAAAAAGTTCTCGGACTTTAAAGATGGGGATAAAGTTATTATAAAAGGTAATTTATCTTGGAAAGAAGCTACTGTTAAGTCTTTCGGTAAACAGGAAACTGTGGCTTTAACGGTAAGGCGAGGTAATAGCAAAAGAACAGAAGTTATATTCACTACTGCTAACCACAGGTGGATTGTTGGTAATAAGTTTGGAAAGAAACAATCAATCAAAACTACTTCTGAGTTAACAGAGGGGATGATTCTTCAACAAACCGCATTGAGAACTAACACTCATAATATTCAAATATGTAATGTTGGACAACAACATGGTCTTGTGTTTGGTGATGGTCATTATAATGAAAATGCACAATGTTGTGCTTTTGTTCCATGTGGTGACTCAATTGATGAATATAAAGAAGTGTTTCATTTTACAGGCGACACAAAAGAAATAACAGGTTTACCAAATAACTGGAAAGAAATACCCAGTTATTCAATGAATAAACATTATCTTCTTGGTTTTTTATCTGGTTGGTTTGCAGCAGATGGTTGTGTTGAAAAGAACGGAACGCTAACTCTTTCTAATAAATCAAGAGAAGTTTTAATGGAAGCAAAAGGGTTATTTGCTAAATTAGATATTTATACATCAGAGCCTAAATTATCAAGAGAAAAGAATCCCTTCGATGGCTCTGAATCTGAACTTTGGAAATTGTCAATAAACAGAGATAATATAAACGATAATTTCTTTATTCTTCAAAAACACAAAGAAAGGTTTGTTGGGTATTCCAAGCCTCAACTTTGGAAAGTTGTGTCTGTTGAAAGTACAGGACTTGAAGAAGATGTATTTTGTGTGTCAGAGCCAGATAAAGAAGAATTTACTTTATCTAACGGAATCCTTACAAAGAACTGTGCATTCGTTGTAATCGATGACCCTATTAAGCCCTTCACATGGGCTATGGACATGTTAATGCTCGGCTCAGGAGTAGGTTACTCCATAAAGCGAGAGCATGTGTATAAGCTACCCAAGGTAAAGAGAGGTAGAATCAAGATTGAACGATGGGATGACAAACAAGCAGATTTCATCGTACCCGACACAAGAGAGGGTTGGGTGAAGCTGTTGGGGAAAGTACTCAAGGCTTATTTCTACTCAGGCGAAGGATTCACATACAGTACACAGCTTGTACGTGACCGTGGTGAGAAGATTGAAGGATTTGGAGGTGTAGCGTCTGGCGCAGGGATTCTCGTAGAAGGGATGAATTATATCTGCGAAGTACTGGACAAGCGCAAAGGAAAGCAGTTACGCCCGATTGACTGCTTGGATATTATGAACATTATCGGAATGATAGTGGTCGCAGGTAACGTTAGGCGTTCAGCGCAGATTGCAATCGGTGATTACGATGACCTAGAATACTTAAAAGCTAAACGTTGGGATTTAGGTCAGATACCTAAATGGAGGGCAATGTCAAACAACAGCGTGGATGTCCACGATGTCAAAGACCTACCTCAAGAGTTTTGGGACACGTATCAGCAAGGAGAGCCTTACGGACTTATTAACCTTGAACTATCCCGTAAAGTCGGAAGGTTGGGCGAAACACAATATCCTGACCCTGACGTGGAAGGATATAACCCATGCGCAGAGCAGTCCTTAAACAACTTTGAGACTTGCTGCTTGGCTGAAATTTATTTGCCCAACATCAAGGACTACGAAACCTTTAAAAAGGTAATGACGATGCTCTATCGAGTGAACAAGCACAGTCTTGCGCTCAAGTCGCACCAAAAAGAGACTGAAAAGGTCGTGAACAAGAATATGAGAATGGGGATTGGGGTAACTGGCGTGATGATGGCTACCGAGGAACAGCTTTCTTGGTTGAAGCCTGCATACGAATACTTAAGAGAATATGATAAAACTTATTCGAAGGTTATGGGGTTTCCTGAGTCTATCAAGCTTACCACTGTTAAGCCTAGCGGTACTCTATCTTTATTGGCAGGAGTTACGTCAGGTGTACACCCTGCTACGGCAGGACGATATTTCATACGAAGAATTAGAATAGCGTCTGACTCACCCCTTGTTGAGGTGATAAAGTCCCACGGTTACCATACAGAGTACCAAAAGAACCTTGATGGGTCTGATGACTATTCTACGATTGTAGCTGAGTTTCCTTGTCAATACAATGGAGATATTATCTCAGCAGATGAAATGAGCGTGTTCGAACAGCTTGATACTGTTAAGTTCATGCAAGAGAACTGGTCAGATAACTCTGTGTCTGTGACAGCTTACTATAAGAAAGAAGAACTCGATGAGTTACGTGAGTACTTGGAGGAGAACTTTAAAGACAACTTTAAGACCCTTTCGTTCCTGCTTTATTCTGGACACGGGTTTGCGCAAGCACCGTTTGAGCCGATTACTAAGGAGCAGTACGAATACCTATCCGCTAAAGTTAAGCCTATCACCTCTGCAGAGATTCACGAGGATGATATGGAAGAACTGGGAAGTTGTGGGATTGGTTCTTGTCCCGTGAGATAAGGTGTTTGTCCAATTCATTTGTTTGTTGTATATTTGCAACATGGCAGGAAAACAAGTAAACTTAATAGGAAATCGTTATGGGAAACTCCTTGTCGTTCGATTGGCAGGGGGTTCTCGTAATGGCAGCAAACTTTGGGAATGCAAGTGTGATTGTGGTAACACTAAACTCGTAACCACAAGACATCTTAATAGAAAGAACCATACGGTGACTTCTTGCGGATGTAATAATGTAAACTCTCCAAGAAAACAACCGTCAGACCACCCCTTCTTTAAGGGATATGGTGTAATAAGTGGTACTTTCTTCGGAAGACACGTAACAAAAAGTGCTAAGAGAAGAAGTAAAAAAGGTAGAGACATCGAAGTAACAATAGATTCTAAATACCTAGACGAACTGTGGCACTCTCAAAAAGGTAGGTGCGCATACACTAATCAAAAATTGACGCTACCAAAGAAACACAACGACAGAGACTATACCGCATCTGTTGATAGAATAGACTCTACTAAGGGGTATATCGAAGGGAATGTTCAATTTGTCTGTCGTGCAGTAAATTTAATGAAAAATCAATTCACACATTCTTTCTTTTTGGATATGTGTAAAAAAGTAGTAAACAATATAGAACAATGAGAACTTTTGCAATAGGTGATATCCACGGTGGGTATCTCGCAATAAAACAACTATTAGAGAGGATTAACTATGACCCCAAATCAGACAAGATTATATTTGTAGGTGATTACGTGGATGGTTGGAGTGAGAGCAAACAAGTGATTGATTTTCTCATAGAATTAAAGAAAGAAAACCCATCTATCATATTTCTTAGAGGAAACCATGACCAATGGATGCTTGATTTTCTTCTTGACGGAAAAGGGCGTGTAGCTGAAAATCATTGGGTCAATCAGGGAGGAATGGCAACACTAGAGAGTTATGGTGCGCATGTTATGCGTAATTTATCTGATTTCTTGGTTATTGTTGATATTCCAGAGAGCCATAAGAAATTCTTAGAGGAAACAAAACTATATCACGTTGATGAACAGAATAGAGGGTTTGTTCACGGAGGATATAAAAGTTTTGAAGGATTAGGACATGATGAAGAATTTGTATATATGTGGGATAGAGATATAGCATATATGCTACCAATGCGAACAACAGACCCCACTCCTAAAATACTTCGCCCTCACGAAGAACTATACATAGGGCATACAACGACCTTAATCTGGAAGTCTATTGAACCTATTTGTCTTCATGGGAAATATTTCAATATTGATACTGGTGGTGGTTGGAGTGGTAAACTGACAGCTATTAATATCGACACCAAGGAGATATATCAGACTGATTATGTTAAAAATTTGTACCCTCACGAAAAAGGAAGATAATATGGACTATGTATTTGATATCGAGTTCTATAAGAACTTCTTCTGTGTGAACTTTATGTCTTTTCCCGATGGTGGTGAACGAATCACCTTCGAGATTAGCCAGAGGAAAGACCAGAGGTATGAACTTATAGAGTTCCTAAAGCAGAAGGGGTTGCGACTTATTGGTTACAACAACGTTGGATATGACTACCCTGTCCTTCACATGTTGATTGAAAGTCCTGAGATATCCTTGATGGTTTGGTGGAAGAAAGTCCAACGTGACATTTTCAACGAACGCAAGGGTATTGTATGGGAATCACAACGACATGTGTTCCAAATTGACCTATTCAAGATAAACCACTACGACAATAAGGCTCGTTCTACGTCCCTTAAATGGCTTGAATTTACGAAAAGGTGGCACAAGGTGCAAGACCTCCCAATCGACCCGCAAAAGAGCGTTACAGAGGCTCAGATGAGGGAATTGATTCAATACTGTTGGAATGATGTGGAGTTTACCTTCGATTTAGCCCTCGATTGTTGGGGTGCTGTGGAGTTTCGTGAGAATATGAGCGAAGTTCTTGGTCGTAACGTAATGGATTACTCTGACGTTAAGATAGGAGAGTACCTCAACCAAAAGAAATACGAAGAACTTACTGGTAAGACTTGGAAGGACTTCAAGGATGGGCGCACATACAGGCAGAAGTTTGCTATGGCTGACATTATTCCTGACTCGATTAAGTTTGAGACTCCATTAATGCAGAAGTTCTTGGAAGACCTAAGAGAAGTTACATTCGTAGACGGTGACAAGAAATTCCGTTACGATATTATCTTCGCCAATGGTGGTGGATTTCTGTACGTAGAGGAGGGTGGGCTTACAACCAAGAGTGGACTCAACGACACCGAGCGTATTAAAGCCGAGCATGAGAAAGGTAACAGTATCCTTACTTTCGCCAAGGGTGGATTGCACACAATCGAACTACCACGGGTTGTTGAGCGTAAGGAAGGTTGGAGACTCATGGAGAAGGACGTAGGTTCTATGTACCCTCGCTCTATTGTAGTTGACGGTATCTATCCTGAGCATTTAGGGGCAGAATGGAACGAAAGTATCAACCGAGCGTACCATTATCGCCTAGATGTGCTTAAACCTAAGCTAAAAGAACTTGAGTACAAGTCTGATGAGTGGAATAAGGTAAACGATGAGCAGGCTGTGTATAAACTTGCCATGAACGGTGGTGGGTTCGGTAAACTAGGGAGTGCATACTCTTGGCAGTTCGACCCGTTGGCGAAGTATCGTGTAACAATGGGCTGTGAACTTAAGCTGTTGATGCTTATTGAGCAATTCCTTATCAACGGTATCGAGGTTGTATCGGTTAACACAGATGGTGTAGTTGTACATTATCCAGAGGAAATGCAGGAGGTTGTAGACAGAATCCACAAAGAATGGGAGGCAGCTACTGACTTCCTCTTGGAGGACACCTACTACAACAAGATTGTATTCTCTAGCGTAAACGACTACATTGCTGTTATTGTTGACGAAAAGACTGATGAGGTCAAAAAGGTCAAATACAAAGGTGACTTCGAGATTGACAAAGAGCCTCACAAGAACAACTCACAGCGTATCGTAGCGATTGCCTTGAGTGAGTATTTTACCAAGGGAGTTCCGCTTAAAGAGTGCGTAGGTGTACTGGGATATACCTTCGACAATGACGACAAACAGGAGCAGGTGACAATATATGATTACTGTATTGGTCGCAAGAAGACCTCTAGTTGTGATTATTGGTTGGTCAAGAGTGGAAAGGCTCACAAGTTGGATGACAAGGTTATCAGGTATTACATCGCCAATGGTAGCCGACACCAACTATTGAAGAAATACACCAAGGGTAAACTTGAGGGTAGATATACGAAGATTAACGCAGGTTTTGATGTGCGTATGTTTATGACGTATTTCCCGCCATCAGGAATCCCCAACAGAAACGATTACGACATTGACGTGAACTACTACCTCAACGAGTGTAGGAAGATTGTTGACTCGATAGAATCGGGTACAAGAATCTATGAAGGAGGACGTTGGGTACAAGGTACTTTGTTTTAAATGTAACGTTTTGTTTATTCCATAACTTTTCCCTATCTTTGTAGTAGATTGATATTGAAATGGCTTATAAGAGAAAGAAAGGGAAATCAATCGTAGGAGGTCGTGGCAAGAAAAAGACTTATCCCTACAAAGGAATAGACTATAAAAGTACCTTAGAACGAAACATGGCAATGTTGTTGGATGAGGCAGGGATTGAGTTTAAATACGAACCCACCAAGTTTGACGTAGTACCTGCGTTTCAGTTTGGGGTGGATTCATACGAAAGGCAGTCAAACGGTAAAGGTGATATGATTAACCGAGGACAGAAAAAAGTTCAGTCGGTCAGTTATACTCCTGACTTTGTTGGGGAGGGGTTTATCATTGAAACCAAAGGATATGCTAACGAGACCTTTCCCCTGCGTTGGAAACTATTCAAGAAAATGATAGTGGACAATCCAGAGCAATTTCCTAATGTTACCCTTTATAAGCCACAGAAGATATCTGAATGTGAACAAGTGGTTAAACTAATAAAGGAAAAACATGGACAGAAAGCAAGTAGTTAACAGGCGTGCGCAGTCCATCTTCAATTTCTGTGAGTCCTTACACAAGGACATTGATGAACTCTATGAGGTCATGGTAGATGGAAGTGATGAGGAAGAAAAGGCGCATATAGAGTCTGTAATCAAGAAGCTAAACGAGTTAAATTTAGATAGATGAAGTTCAAAGACTTATTGAAATCCGATAGGGAGTATATTATAGCTGCTTATCGAAGACCTACCCCTCGCAGGGAGGTACAGACTGAACTGGCAGAACACTTCGGGGTTCACCGAAGAACAATCCGTAAATGGGCAAAAAGACTGCAAGTTGGAGTCAAGAAAGAGAACGTCACTAATCCATCCCGAATCTTAATCTATGATATAGAGACCCCACGATTGAGAGGAGAACTGTGGTGGTCTGGACAGCAGTATGTCAATGGTAATGACATTGTTGATGAACCCAAAATCATTAGTATCTCTTGGAAGTGGTATGGTGATGATAAAGTTCACGCTGCTCATTGGGACTTAGCGTCTCAAGATGACAAAGAAATGATGAAAGAGTTCCTTGAGCATTACAACGAAGCAGATGTAGTGGTGGGAATTAACAACGACAGGTTCGACAATCGTTGGATTAATGTCAGGGCAGCAAAGCATAAATTGGATGTGAATACCTTCGTCAGGTCTATTGACATTCAGAAGCAATGTAAAAGACTGTTCAGATTACCATCCTACAGCTTAAAGTACCTTGGTCAGTTCTTTGATGTTCCGATGCAGAAGCAAAACCATGAGGGGCTTATCATGTGGCGAAAGATTCAATATGGCAACATGGAGGAACGAAAAGAATACATGAAGAAGATGATTGACTACAACGTAGGTGACATCTTGGCTACAGAAGCGTTATTTATGCGTCTGCTGCCCGTTCTGAACTTACACAGTCATTTGGGTGTCATGTATGGAAATGAGCCGTATAGCTGTCCTCTATGTGGTGAGACAGAAGATATCTCACTCGTGAAGACAACCACAACCCGTGCGGGTACTGTACAGCACGTGATGCAATGTAACAAGGATGGTGTCAAGTACAAACTTAACAATCGACAGTACCTAAACTGGTTACAAGGAAAGTAAGTTTGGTAGTTTAAAAAATATGTTGTATATTTGTAGCATGAAAATATTTATTTTACATCAGGAACGCCTCCAAGAGCCGATTAAGTTCGGAGGGACTTCCTATGCTGTAAACTGATTTCTTGTTTTTGGCGTATTAATTTGGACTGGAAGCCCTCTGTGTTTAATGGAGGGCTTTTTTATTGTAATATTATGGAAGAATGGAAACCTATTAAAGATTCTAACTATTCTGTGTCTAGTGGAGGTCATCAAGGATATAATTAAAATGAACTCTGAGGGTAAAACAGTCGATGAGATATTTGACTATTTTCGAGAATGAGGTGTAAAGGTATGCATACGTATTTTGGAAATACGGGGAACTGTTCGAGTCAGGCATTCTCGACAACTGCTGCCATCATCTAGTTGGTCTAGGATGCCACTCTTTCAAGGTGGTCACACGGGTTCGAATCCCGTTGGCAGTACAAGGCTGTGGTATAGCTGTTCATCCTCCTTTTGGACGACAAGCGAATGTTGGTCGGGAGGGGGAATGATATTGGAGCGTGGTATAACGGTATTACACTAGATTTTGGCTCTAGTAATAGAGGTTCGATTCCTCTCGCTCTAACAACATGGTGTTATTAGGAAAGTGGTCAATCCGCTTGCTTGTGGCGCAAGAGACATCGGTTCGACTCCGATATAACACCCAAATGCCGAGGTGACATAAAAGCGAATTGGTAGAGTAACCTGTCTTAGAAACAGGAGGTTTGCAGGTTCGAGTCCCGCCTTGGCTACTATTTGCACCCGTAGGCTAACGGATAAACCTCTGAGTTACGACCTCAGCATTACACGTTCGAATCGTGTCGGGTGTACTAAGCGTTTGGTAGTTTAAAATATTATTCGTATATTTGTACCTGAAACTGTAAAAACAATCATTATGGATGGAGTAGCAGTTGGGATTTTGGTAGGCGCAGCAATAGTATTTATTGTATACAAAGCTGTCCAAATGAACAAGAAAAAAGCAAGTAAGTCTAACGGTGGTTCTGGTGGAGGTTCGAATAACGACCTACCATCGAATGACATAAAACAAAACAAGTAAATGATGACATTCATCGCAGGGGCAGTAGTAGGGGCATTGATTTTGTTCCTCGTTCTGGACAACAACCCAAAACTAGCTAAGAAGCTAGGTTCTGTAAAGAACATTGTTGAAAAGGTAATTGAAGACAAAACAGGAAAAGACATTTAAGATTTCAAAAATGAACACAGTAACAGGTATGGCGATTATCGGGAGAACTAAGGATAAACCCTTGGGGGAGGAAGATATGGTCTAAACTAAACTATTTAAGAACTTAGAACCCTCCCCATCACAGGCGAGGGTTTTTTATTGGGGGTGATACACAAGCGGCTCGTACTGTTCCCTTGCAAGGAACGGGATGTGGGTTCGAGACCCACCACTTCCACTAGAATCCTACATTCACCCTCATGGCTGAATGGCGAAGCTACGGGCTTTTAACTCGGAGGCACAGGATACGATCGTGACTGGGAAAC